CTACTAATTGTCCAAAGGCTGCTAGTACTTTTGTTTTAGTAACTTTAACAAATACTCTAGACTTCTCAGACTCTCTAAACTTAACATTCTTTTTATACAAGCCACGATAGTTTTCATAGGCAGTAAGCCATCTAGATTCGTCAGTTTTACGAGCTTCTTCTGCTGATGCAAAACGACCTTCTACAATACCAACTAAATTTATACGCTGAGTAGATTCAAGTTTTAAATTTTTTCCAGACTCACCTTCAACATCTTCATAGAGGCTGTTAGCTGTTAGGAAAGTATTTTCATTTTCTGCCATATATTAATATCCAAATGTTGAATCAGCAGGTTGGTAAATATCAGTTTTTATTTTCAACATTCTATTATATGGATGCTCTAATCGAGGTCTGCTCATTAACATATACCTTAAAGCATCATAAGCATGATCTGAAGCATGAGTATCTACATCTTCAGAATTTGTTTTAGATAAAGGCAGACTCTGTAGCTCTCTAATTAAATTTTGACAAGTATTAAATATTTGTAATTTAGGTCTACCTGTTGCTGCACTTTTTCTTAAATGTTCGTGTACTTGTATTTTACCTGCTATTCTATTCTTATCTGCGCGTCTTAACTTGTGTCCTTGTTGTACTAAAACTTCACCTATAGTAGGACCAGAATATCCAGTCCTAGCCCAAGCTGCTGTATCTAATACTCCAGTTATAGACTTTATTTCACTTTCTTCCATCTGTGTTATTGTAGAAGCGAGTGCTTGCCCTGTAAGACCTTTTTGGTATAGTTCTCTATATATAATGATGGTCTTGTCTTCGGGATCAACAGCAGCCCACAAACAACAACTTTCTGCAGCGTAACCATAATCAACTCCTTTAAATCTTTCCCACCACGAAGGAATATCAAAAGGTGTAATTGCATGGCTATCTACTTCAAACTCTGCAAATGCTGCTCCTTCCGCAATATCCCAATTACCTTCTAGTAATTGCTTGCGTTGAACAGCCGGTAAAGAAGACAACATTCTTTCATATTCACCGTCTTCTGATAAGTAAGGATTATCCTGTAATTTAGCAGGAATAAACTTTCTTGTTAATCCGTCCTTTCCTACAAAAGATTTGTTATACTCAAAAGCATCTACATATCTTTTCTTTACCCATTGCGCACCAACTCCACCCGGATTTGCTGTGCATCTAAGATAAGTCTGTAAGTTTGGATCAGTTGTTCTTAAACGTGATGCTAAGTAGTTCCAACCAAACTCTGTTGGAAGATGTGTTATTTCGTCAAATCCAATCCAGCTATATGCTTGACCTTGATAACGATACACATCTGCATCTCTTTCTAGAAAACCAAACTCTACCTTTGCACCACTAGGGAAATTCCACAGTTTCTCAACTTCTCGAAACTTAGTACCCGGAAATGCTTTAGGATAAAGTTCTCTTGACTTATCTATTAATTCTCGTAACTCAGGCATTGACTTTCTAAGTATTAATGCTCTGTGTGCAGGTTTGTGGCAAGATCGTAATGGATCAATTAACATTGCGAAACTTTTACCACCACCTGCAGCTCCACCATATAAGACATCCTTTTCTGGCGCAGCTAAAAAATCTGTTTGCGGTCCATCGTTCGGCATGAAAGCAACGTATGTACCTGTCTTGTCTAAGTGTTGTTGAACTGCATCAGGTAACTCTTTAGTTTCTGACTTAGTTAGAACATTAGATGTTAGAATCTTTTCTTCTTTCTTTAATTCTTTATTAACTCTAGCTAACTTTCTTGTTAGCTTCTTAGCTTTAACAGATTTTTTATTAAGCTTTCTTTGAGCCTGTAAAGCTATTTGAACTTCAGATAACTCAGAATTTTTAGGTCTTCCTCTTCTTTTTTGAGGCGTTCCATCTTTCTTTAGTATATAGTTCCCTTGCGAATCTGTCAAGTATTTTCTAGATTTTTTATTACTTTCTGCCATAAACTTTATCTACATGCTTCTTTAAGCCCATTCTAGACATACTTTTGCCTGTTTTATACTCTAACCAATCAACGCCAATGCCTAAACTTATCTCACCTGCGCTAACTGATTCAGAAACTTCAGAAAGAACTTCTAGTTCTTCGGGGTTTGGTTTTAAGTATCCTTGTATTTTAGAATCTAGTTCATATCCAAAAGGAATTGTAGAAGTTTTTCTTTTTATATATCCATCAGGTACTAAGGTTATTTCCATACTTTGATCTTATCCTTAATCTTAGACCATAGTTCAGGCTTCTTTCTTCTTACTATTACTGAAGCTACTACAACTACAAAAACTACTATTAAAAATGTATCCATATTACTCTTCTCCTATTTCTATTTCTGTATATTCCGCCTGTATAGGCTCTTTATCGGGCATAAGGAAGATACCACCTGCTGCTGCTTTGTGAGTGACATCTAGCTTATCTATTTTAGAAACTCCTACTCTATCTAACAATGTCTGGGCTGCTGCTAGTTTGTTGCTTGCTTGTATTACTGGTCTTTCAGACTCTAGTATCTCTACAAGTTTAAAAGCTGCTTTAGGCGCAGAGTTTGCTAAGATTTCTTGAGTAAGTTCTAATATCTCTGATTTTAAACTTTTTACAATTTGGTGGTAGTGGGAAGAATAGCCTGCTAATTCTGCTGCTTTCCTTGCGTTACCTTTAGTATCTACTAAGTTATCTAAAAAAGCTTGTTGCTTAGTAGTTAGACTTCTGCTTGTTTTCTTTTCTATACTTGGAAGAACTGCCATACTTTTAAATCTCTATATACTTTTTATTAAAGACAATATCTAGTATATAGTCATATCAAAGGTTTGTCAAATTTATTTTCAAAAAGACTTGACAAACTTAAATCTGAACTGTATAATAAATATTGAGCCGGGCAGGTCACATACCTAGTTCTAGGTAACCCTTTATAGCCGCAGATATACCAGTTAGATCTAGTTTACTTCTAAAACTTCTAAAAATGTATAAGTTTTACATAGATATATAGTGGTACGGGTGTGGTCTTCTGCCCTCCCCTTAATATAAACCATTAATTTAATAAATTATCGAAGCCAGTACACTGCTCATCGGAATTAAAGAGAGGCTGAATATAAAAATTAAAAATTTTGTTTTACTTTTAAAAGGAATTACACTCTGCAGTCTTTGAAAAGTTTCTGAAGATTTAGTATTATTATAAAATCCTTCGATTGAGCTTTACTCTTATCTATCTACTATGGTTTTCTTACATTAGAATCTTCAGAATCTTCCAAAAACTACAGAACTTCTAAAGTTTTCAAAGACAAAACAAAATTATTAAAAGCAATCCTTTGGCTCATTGTCATTGCGTGTGTCTGAATCTAAAACATTTTTAAATGTTTCTAAAACTTACCTGCTATTTTAGGCTTGCTTTCTTTTATATTCAGTTTTCCAGACATCGAAGGATTAAATTGATACCTTATTTTTTGATACTACTGGAAATCATTAACTTGACAAGTCACCTCTGTAGGTTGATTGCTCTGTTTAAAATATTCATAATCCGATGAGCATCTGAATACTATCTGCGAATCTTGGCTTCTATCGAAAACAATTTGCTGACCTTTTTAACGAATATCTAGAAGCTTATTGCTGTTTCGTTCTAATAAACTGTAGATTATAATTCCCTCAAGGTTAATTCCTCTGTGATTCCAGAGCTAAAACTAAAAACATGTTTATGTTTGAAGTTTTCTAGTTTACAATGTCACATAAATTTGAATATGCAAGTGTAAACATTTTAAAAAGCACAAAATGCTTGAAATTTAGTTGTTTAATTAAGAATTTTCAAGCACTTGCATATTAAAATTATAGTGTGACCTTCAAGCTCTTTAAATCACAGAGGAATATAACATGAGAGAAATTCTAATAACATTTTCTAACAACGAAACAACAATAATTTCAAAATATTCTTTGGTTAAAAAGGTCATCAAATCTTATTTAGATAGAAACTTTTTAATCGCAGGATTCAGATGCTCATCAGCTTCTGATTTTAAACGACTCCAATCCGAGATTGGAGAACTTCAATCAACCTACAAAGGTAAATAATATGTCATCATTAAGTGATTTCGTAGTATCAAAAAACACAGCCACGGCTGACGGATTTAACCCTTCTAAGATGTCTGGAAAACCTTGCACAAGAAAGCAAGCATACTCAGTCGCAGGTTTCACATTAGAAAGCTTTATAAATACTGTTTTCGAAAGTGACCCACGCTTGAATGAGCCAGAATCTTTAGTTAATAATTTTAACTGGTCTTTGAAAGCTAGAATTTCTAAAGTTATTATGGAAGATAAAAAATTCGATTCTGACTCTTGCCAACCTTATTTCAAGGATAAGAGTAAAGCTTTACCTAAGAGGATTGTTAATAGAATAACTAAATCCTTTAAGGAACATAATCAAGATAAGACTCCAGTAGATAAGTTCCTTTTAAATGTAAAACCTAA